AATCGGAAGATGAACTAGCACGTTGGTTAAGAATCGCTCGCGGTTAATCAAATAAAATGGCAGATTAATTTCTGCCATTTCCACCTCTAAAGGTTGAGTTTTTAAAATAAGTAGTATATAATAGGCAATATAGTTAAGGAGACAACATGTCAGGACGCTCGTACGGTGCAGAAGAAAAGGCAAAACTAGAAAGATTGATTAGTGAAGGTAGTACAGTACTACGTGAAGTAGAAGATCTCACAGAAGGCTTAAAAGAAACAGTCAAGGCTGTGGCAGAAGAATTACAAATCAAACCAAGTGTTATTAATAAAGCTATTAAAATTGCCCATAAAGGCGATTGGCAAGCCCATAATGCTGATTGGGAAGAAATTGAAGCAATTTTAGATATCACTAAGCGTATCTAATAAGTAGTATATAGAAAGGTTAGCTGGCCATAAACAGCATGAAGGTATTTGTCAGCCTAAATTGACAATGGAGAGTAAACTATGTCTTATGTAGACGCATGGTTTGACCGCGAGAACGATATCGTTCGAGTAGTTGAACGCAACAAGAAAGGTGAAAGGGAATTTAGAGATATTCCTGTACGCCATACATTTTATGTAAAAGACCCACGCGGCAAATTTACTTCAATTTACGGGGATACACTAACACGTATTATCTGTAAAAACACAAAAGAACTACGTAAAGAACAGGCCATTAACAATGGCAAGGAAATGTTTGAATCAGACATTAATCCTATCTTTGTAACACTAAGCGAACACTATTTAAATCAGGATGCTCCTAAACTAAATGTAGCATTTTTCGATATTGAGGTAGACTTCGATCCAGAGCGTGGCTACGCTAGTCCAGATGATGCCTTCATGCCAATTACTGCCATTGCCGTTTACTTGCAATGGATGGAAACTATGGTGTGTTTGGCTATTCCTCCCAAGAAATTAAAAATGGAGGATGCCAAAGAAATGGTCAAAGACTTTCCTAACACATATTTGTTTGATAACGAAGCAGATTTGTTGGACATGTTCTTGGATCTTATAAAAGATGCTGATGTTATTAGTGGTTGGAACAGTGAAGGGTTTGACGTACCTTATACAACAAATAGAGTTACAAAAGTGCTCAGCAAAGAAGATACTAGACGTTTCTGCTTGTTTGATCAATTTCCTAAACGTAGAGAATATGAAAAGTTTGGCCGTGATAGCGTAACCTATGACTACATTGGTCGCGTTCATTTAGACTATCTCGAACTGTACCGTAAGTATACGTATGAAGAACGTCACAGTTATCGACTGGACGCTATTGCTGAATATGAATTAGGCAAGCGTAAAACACAATACGAAGGTACACTAGATCAATTATACAACAACGACTTTAAGACGTTTGTCGAATACAACATTAATGACTGTAAACTACTTGACGATTTGGACAAGAAATTAAAGTTCATGGATCTTGCCAATACACTGGCACATGAAAATACAGTATTGTTACAAACAACAATGGGTGCTGTGGCTGTTACTGAACAGGCTATTATTAACGAAGCACATCGCAGAGGTTTCCAAGTTCCTAATAGAACTAAGATGAGTGAGCGTGAAGAAAACACAGCAGCCGCAGGTGCTTATGTTGCTTATCCTAAAGAAGGCATTCACGATTGGATTGGCTCACTGGATATTAACAGTCTGTATCCAAGTGCAATTCGTGCGCTCAACATGGGTCCGGAAACTATTATTGGTCAATTGCGTCAAACAATGACTGACGAGTATATTGAGGCACAAATGGCAAAAGGTAAATCGTTTGCAGCTGCTTGGGAAGGTGTATTTGGTAGTTTAGAATACACAGCCGTTATGAACCAAGAGATTGGTACAGATATTACCATCGACTGGGAAAATGGAGAAAGCGATGTATTAAGTGCTGCAGAAGTTTATAGACTAATATTTGAAAGCAATCAGCCTTGGGTTATTAGTGCTAATGGTACTATCTTTACTTACGAGAAAGAAGGTATCATTCCTGGCTTGCTAAAACGCTGGTATGCAGAACGTAAAGAAATGCAGGCCAAATTAAAAGATGCTATAAAGGCAGGAAATAAAGTTGAAGAAGAATACTGGGATAAAAGACAGTTGGTTAAAAAGATTAACCTCAATAGTTTGTATGGCGCTATTCTTAATAGTGGTTGTAGGTTCTTTGATAAGCGTATTGGTCAGTCCACTACTCTTACTGGCAGGCAGATCGTAAAACACATGGCCGGTAAGGTCAATGAAATTATTGCCGGAGAATATGACTACAGAGGTAAAGCTGTTATCTACGGTGACACTGACAGTTGTTATTTTAGTGCTTATAAGACACTACAAAAAGATATCGATACCGGTAAGATTCCTTGGACTAAAGAAACAGTTGTTGCTTTATATGACCAGATTGGTGAAGAAGTTAATACAACATTCCCTCAGTTTATGCTAGACACATTCCATGTACCTAAGTCACGTGGAGAAGTTATTAAAGCAGGTAGAGAAATTGTTGGATCTAAAAGTTTGTTTATTACTAAGAAACGTTATGCTGTTCTTTATTATGATAAAGAAGGCAAGCGTACAGACATAGATGGCAAGCCTGGAAAGATCAAGGCCATGGGTTTAGATTTGAAGCGTAGTGATACTCCAGAATTTATTCAAGACTTTTTAAGTGATGTTCTTGAAAAAGTTTTAACTGGTGCTAAAGAACAAGAAGTGCTGGATCAAATCAGCGAATTTAGAATTAAATTCAAAGCTCGTCCAGGTTGGGAGAAGGGTAGTCCAAAACGTGCCAATAAGATTACTGAATACCAAGGCAAAGAAGCAAAAGCTGGGAAGGCTAATATGCCTGGACATGTTCGTGCAAGTATTAATTGGAATACATTAAAGCGTATGTACAATGACAAATATTCTATGGGTATTACAGACGGTGCCAAAGTTATCGTGTGTAAACTTAAACCTAATCCGTTAGGTTACACATCAGTTGCATATCCAGTGGATGAACTGAGGTTACCACAGTGGTTCAAAGATTTACCATTTGATCACACTGAGATGGAACAGACCATCATTGACAATAAGTTAGAAAACTTAATCGGTGTACTTAACTGGGACATTACATCAACAGAAGAAAAGAACACATTTAATAGTTTATTCGAGTTTTAATATGAAAATTATAATTGCAGGTTACGGATTTGTTGGAAAGGCGGTTGTAGAATCGTTAAAAAATATAATAGTATATATTGTTGATCCAAAATATAATACAAGTCAAATATCACAAAATGAAGATGCAGATGGTATTATTATTTGCGTAGGAACTCCCAGTACTGATATTGGAGATTGCGATGTCAGTCAAATTTATCAAGTAATGGATCAAGTTCCCGAGACTATGCCAGTGTTAATTAAATCAACTATCCGTCCAGATTACCTAAATAGACTATTGGTAAATTATCCCAAACATAGCATTTGCTATAGTCCAGAATTTTTACGTGCGGCAACTGCTAACGAAGATTTTGCCAACCAAACATATATGGTGTTAGGCGGGTTTGATCCAAATTGGATGTGGGAGAATTTATTTAAACAATCTCTTAAAAACCTAAATACAATTGAACATTGTACACTAACAGAAGCCGCTATGGTAAAATATGCCACTAATTGTTTCCTAAGTGTCAAAGTAGCGTTCTTTAATCAGATTTACGATATGTGCCAAGCTAATGGTGCAGACTATAACAAGATTGTCGAACTATTAAAATTGGATGAGCGTATGGGTACAAGTCATATGCAAGTTCCAGGGCCAGATGGAAGTCGTGGATTTGGGGGTGCTTGCTTCCCTAAAGATACATCAGCATTTATGTATTATGCCGATTCATTACAAATGTCGCACACACTTGTGGAATCGGCAATAAAATATAATAAACGAGTTAGAAAAACATTGACATTGTCACAAAAACCTATATAATAACAAAACATGGAGATCCTTATGAAAGACTTTTTACAAGACCTAGTAGCACATACGCACAGTTTGGGCTTTTTACCTTTGGTCAAGGTAAGTGCAACTGACACAGAAACAAATATCGAGTCAATGGCTGAAGATCGTAGCGTTATCCTTAATGCTAAGACCAAGGAGCCCGTTGAAAACCTAGAAGGCACTTTTGGTATGCCTAACTTAAACAAGTTAGACATTCATTTGAAGTGCCCAGAGTACAAAGAAAACTTTACTATCGATGTTGTTACACAAAATCGTAACGGTGAAGATATTCCAACAGGCTTGCACTTTAAGAATGGTGCCGGTGACTTCGAAAACGACTATCGTTTTATGAATAGCGATATCATTAATGAAAAAATGAAATCAGTTAAATTCAAAGGTGCTAAGTGGGATATTGAATTTGCGCCAACAATGGCTAGTATTCAAAAATTAAAATTCCAAGCAGCTGCTCACACTGAAGAGCAAACATTCCAGGTTAGTGTTGACAATAACAATTTAGTTTTTAAATTCGGCGATGCAACTACACATGCAGGTTCCTTTGTATTCCAAAGCGGTGTTACTGGAAAATTACGTCAAACATGGAGTTGGCCTGTTAGTCAAGTACAAAGTATTTTAAATCTAACAGGAGATAAAGTAGTTCGCATTGCAGATGCAGGTGCATTACAAATTACTGTAGACAGCGGCATTGCCGAATATGAGTACATTCTTCCAGCACAAAGTAAGTAATGAATAAAAATCTTACAGCAAGTCAAAACGATTACGCATACTTTTTGCCGGCGACGTCGGGCTTTTATAGCACCTATATAGGTAAACAACGTCACGGCAACTATGTAGATCCAGCACGTATTCCTGCTAGTTTCGGTCCTATGGGCATTGAAGCTATGAATTACTTAGATCCCAATGCGGCATTTTACTATGACCACTGTTTGTATAGTGCTGGTCATGCTAATTTAGATCTTAATAAATTTGATCCTAGTGAAGACATGTTTCGTAATCGAAATCGTGCTACTAGTTGGGTACTAGGCGATTCAGGC